CTCTATGTACTTGTTTCTTTCTTCTGCTGTCATATTTTCCTTCTTTCTCCGGCGGTTCCGCCGCCGGGCGGGTATTTATTATAAAACTACTATTTTATCGACAACTGTCCAGAGGATTTTTTTAATTAAGTTGCTGCCTGGATTTTTGCATCCCCAGTCTTCTTTCTTGCAATCATAATATAATTTTGCGCCAAATCCCCAGTCAACAAGGTTTAATGCTTGACGCTGTGCAAAGCTTTTGTATTCATCTGTGCAGATGCCATTAATGATTCTTCCACGTCCCATTGCTGCTGGCGTATTAGTTTCTTCGACTTCCAAATATTTCTGAAAGTCATTAATATAGATGCGTTTCATGTCGCCCTTCTCCCACACCTTATAGCCAAGGCGGATAAGCTTTTCCTCCATTGTTTCTCCCATGTTCTTTGCTTCCTTCCATGCTAATTTCAATCCTTCGGAGATGCAAAGACCTGCCTTTTTAACTAACTCCCATGCTCTTTTCATAATGTTTGATAAATTGTATTTTTTCATTTCTTTGTATCTCCTCTCTTGATTTACTCACATTATACACGATAGTGACTATTATGTCAAGAGAAAAATACACGAAAATATATTATTTTTTTCTTGATATTTATTTCAAAATAATGTACTATATATTTATAACGATTAAAGGAGGCTTTTTAAATGGAAACACGAGCAAGAAAAAGAAGTAACATATATAAAGGTAGCATCTCATATAGTAATTTATGGGACACACTAGAACGTAGAGGGCTAAAGCGTTCTAACCTATTAGATAAGGAAAGTTTTAATCTTTCCCCGGCACTGGTCAACAAGCTGCGGCACGACCGGAACGTGAATATAGATACAATTATGTATTTGTGCGAGAAATTGGACTGCCAGGTGTGCGACATCGTAGAATATAAAAAATAATATATTTTCGTGTATTTTTTTCTTGACATAATAGTCATTATCATGTACAATATGATTAAATCAAGAGAGGAGATATAGAGAGAATTATGAGTTTTTCAGATAGATTAAGACAAGCGCGAAAAAGGCAGGGGTTAACGCAAGAAGAGCTTGGTAAAAAAAGCGGACTTTCGACATATACCATTCAACGCTATGAATACGGGAAATTAAATCCGAAGAAAGATACAGTAGCCAAACTTGCTGCCGCTTTAAATCTTGGATATAATTACACAAAAAGCGGCGAGCCATACTTTTACACTTTCGCTGATACCGTACCAAGTCGAGAATATGAAGGTGTCGAAGATTTTAACCAAGAACAGTGCCGAAATGCAATAGAAAAAGCATTAGAAGATGTAACTTTGTCAATGATAGGAGAAAAAATCAAAACTGTGCGCCTACAAAAGGGAGTTTCACAGGCGGCACTTGCTAAATGTCTAGGTGTTTCAGCTGCCATGATTTACCAGTACGAAGTCGGAAAAAAGAAGCCAAAGGTAGAGACCTTATCAAAAATCGCAGGCGCTCTAGGTGTCGATTTAAAAGTTTTTTATGACGATTTGCCGCAAAAAGCTATAGAATTAAAAAGATACGAAAACATAGCATTGGTTAACGAATTTGAAAATGCTTGTTTTCGCTTGGTTAACTTTCCGGATAGTGAAGAAATAACCGAGAAATACGAAAAGCTTAGAAAAAAGCTAATAGACAGGCTTAGTTGTATGTAGATAGCAGCACCCGCCCCGGAGGTACGAAGGCAGGAAGGGAAATAAATGAAAAGAGCCGCTTTATACGTGCGAGTAAGCACGCAAGAGCAGAAGAACAGTGGATTGTCCGTTGATTCGCAGATAGATGCGCTTGAAAAATATTGTGAAGAGCAAGGATATACGGTTGCTGGTATTTATAACGATGCCGGCATATCTGCACGTAAAAAATACACAAAACGCCCTGCTCTTTTGCAGTTACTTGAGGATTGCAAGCAATGTAAGATTGACATAATACTCTTCACACGCCTTGACAGGTGGTTTAGAGCCGTTGCAGGGTATTATGAGGTACAAAGTGTCCTTGACGCGTGTAAAGTGCCTTGGAGAGCTATCTGGGAGGATTATGAGACAGAAACAAGTCAGGGAATATTTAAAGTAAATATTATGCTGTCCGTAGCGCAGGCAGAGGCAGACAGAGACAGCGAGAAAATACGGTCTGTTATGGGATTTAAACGGAACAACAAGGAATATATTGGTGGAAAAGTGCCGGTAGGTTATCGCATAGAAGGGAAAAAGATTGTAAAAGATGAAAAGACGCGAGGAATAATTGAGGATATGTTTGAGCATTATTTCCAGACTTTCTCGAAAGCAGGAACCGCAGACTATATTTTAAGTAAATACCCTGATTTTGTAAGAACCAGAACAAGGTTGGTTAAGATTATGTCTAGCCCGGCTTATCGCGGCGAAATGTATGGAGTAAAAAACTACTGTGAGCCGTACATCACAGAGGAGCAAGCGCAAAAAATCAACGAAGTATCCAGCCAAAAAACTTGGACAGATTGCAGGAGGCGTATTTACATTTTCTCCGGCTTGATGAAATGCCCGATTTGCGGTTGCAGGCTTTCCGGGTGTGCAATAGGCAAAAAAGGAAAAAAGTACAAAGTATATCACTGCCCCCACTCTGTCGCACAAAAGCATAAGACCTACACGCGATCAGAAAAGAAATTAGAAACATATATGCTCGATCACATCGAAGAAAAAATACAGTTAGATGTATTAAGGGCAGAAGGTCGTGTGAAGGCAGGCGGAAACGATGCGGAAAAGAGAAAGAAAAAATTATCCAGTGAGCTGGGAAGAATCAACAAGATGTTTGAAAAAGGTAGGATAACAGAAGAATACTATGACGAAAGATATGAGGCTATATCAAAGGAATTAAAAGAACTATCCCAGACCGCCGCAACGGAAGAACTAGAAACTAAGAAGAAAATACAAAGCAGATTTCCTGACGGTTGGAAAGATATGTATATGCAGTTAGGCGAACAAGACAAGCAGGTGTTTTGGAAAAGTATTGTAAAAGAAATAAAAATATCCCCCGACACTTACGTGGAGGATATTATATTTTTTTAGTTTTTGTTATACAGTAACTAGCCGTAACCACCAGGTTAAGGTCAGTTACCGTATAACAAAATATGATAGAAATAAAGGAGAAGTAATTATATTATACAAGAAGAAAGAGGACGTTTCAAGCGCCCTCTTTTATTTTTCGCAAAACTGACCGATATTCTCGCGGATACATTGCTTCGATGGCTTTCATGTGTTCGTCAAGCACGCGTAATAAGTGCTCAAAGTCTGCGTTTCGAGCGATTTCTTTAAATTCAGAATCCGGCTCGGAACTGTAAGAGTAGTGTGATGTGTTGGAAGATAGTTGGTTCGGTTGTTGATTGCTCATTAAATTATTGCGTACATTGTATAAAATCGAAAGCCGTTCGCAAGTGGCGTAAGTTGTTTTTCCTGCCTCTAATGCCGCAATTTCGGCATTAATTTCGTCCATATTAATCATTGCGGCACTCCTTTCTCTTATCGGTCTAATTCTGCTAATGCTCTGCCTAGTGCTGCCTGATCTGTACTAGACAGATTACTGTCGTGCATCATGTCTTTGATAGTTTCTTTTACCTGCATTTTTGCATCATTGTAAGAGTAATGCCCCCTCACATAGTGCTGACCTCTACGAGCGTTGCTATAGTCGTCGTAATCCATGTCGGGATAACGCCCGCGACTGTATCTTCCTGACGTGTTCCAGTCGCCGCCACGGCTGTATTCGCTGTCACCTTCCAAATACATAATCTTGTCGATGTTTTTAATCGTGTCTGTCAGTTTGTGGACTGCCTCCAAATCTCCGGCGCTCATATCGCCTTTGTTTGAAATCTCGTCCAGCTCTCTGCACATCATCTTTTTTAATTTGTGTAATGATTCCATTTTACGCCCTCCTTTACGCTACTCTCTCGGCGATTAAATTGCTATTGGCTATATTAATTGCCTGCGTAGATGTATTTTCGACCGCGATTGTTATGCAACACCCGCGCGGTACATCAATAAACGCCGCTGTAAATACATTAAAATATTCGCCTACGGCCGCAGGTGTTACGATTGCTGTCGCACTATTTAATGGTTCTCCGGCGATTGCCAGGGCAATAGAAATAGGTGTCACAGTTCCACCGGCAGGTATGGCGATATTAGCCCCGAAACTGACCTTATAGCGTGCACGACACTGATTTGTAAGACCTCTAAGGGTCACAATTCCTGCCCCCTCCCGGTGCGCGATACAGCTACCGCACTTTACGGTTGTCTCTGTGAGCGGTAAATTCTGCCCCGCTGCCACGGTTACGATATTGCTATTAGTAAATTCTGCCACGTTATCACTCCTTTTTTAATAATAAACGGCGGAACGATTGCCCCGCCGCTATAAGCATCATCGGCACAAGCCGAACAATCCCGTCAACGCAGGAAGCTGCTAATTATAAAATTTTAGCATCCGCAACCGGTATTGCACCCACAGTTACCGTACTGATATGGTGCGGAAACCGGAAAAGCCGGCACCGGTCTAGGGTTGTAGTAAGTAAACTGTCCCTGCATATACGCCTTTAAGGTTTCATTCTGTGATGCCTGAGAAGCCGCTAACTGTGCCGCAAATAACTGCTGATTCTGCTCGGCAATCTTAGCGTCCTTAGCTTCGATTCTCTGCGCTGTGAGGGCATCGAGGATAGCTCTAGCGTTGTTATTCTGGTTGTCAATGATGTCTCTTGTGTTGTTTGCGTTGTTAAAGTTTGTCTGGCAGAAGCCGTTTGTAACTTCCTGCTGTAATGCATTGGCGTTCATTGCCATGTTGTAGTTGACGCCCGCAATAGCCTGTTTGTTATCACAACAGCACTGCGCTAACTGTGCCTGTAAAGCATTAAAGCTCTGCATATCTGCGATCTGTCCCTGCTGGATTGCATTTCGTGTATCGTAGCCGTTCTGCTGGATTGTGCTATTTGTTCCTGCAAATCCGTTGAGCAGAGAGGTGTTCATTGCATAAAATCCGTCACAAATACCGGTGTTGATAGCATCACCCTTGCGCTCAAGGGAGGAAATGCCGCTATCAATCTGGCGCTGTAAGGTTGCAAAGTCAGAAGCTAATACATAGTTATCTGCCGCACCTCCGCCACCGTTATTCCATCCATTTCCGTTTCCCCATCCACAGAAGATGAAAAGGAAAAGAATGATAATCCACCAAGCACCGTTACCCTCGCCAAATGCGCCGTTATTGTTGCCTGTGACTGCCGCCAAATCTGCCGGACTCATTCCGTCTGTTGTTAATCCCATGAAATCACTCCTTTTTATTTATTTATTTAAAACCCTTTAAAAGGTTTTGAAACTGTGTTGCCATGCCCTGCAACTGGTTGTACTGTTGCTGGCTCATTTGCCCGCTATTTAGCAGGTTTTGCACTTCCTGCTTCGGGTCCCCTTGAAACTGCTGTCTGAACTGCTGAAACTGCTGTATCATCTGCATTGGATTGAGATTCATTCAATACCCTCCTTCTTAACGTCTCCATTTGCCTTTCTAAGGCATTTAATCGTTCCTCGTAGTTAGTTGGTTGGCTAGACTGTGAAAGCTCCGCTGTGGGCGAATCTGTGCCTTTGCGCTTGTATTCAAACACCTCTAAAAACGGTCTGCCCGTCTGGTCTGCTCTTTTTTCGTAAAAAATCGGTGCCTGGCTGTCCCACAGGCGGACAAAAGAGTTTGGTGCTACTAAATACGCCTCCGCCGCGCCCTGCCCCTGCACCCAAATCCGCTCATCGGGGTTGGTCTGCTGTTGCATTTGTTGTGGTGGTGACTGCTGTTGTTTTAGTCGATTTAGTTGGTCAAGATAATCCGGTTGTGGATATTGTGCGTACTGTGGATACTGTTGTGGATACTGTGGATAACCGAACATTTATTTTCCTCCTTCCCTCCAGTAATATATTGGTGTCATTGCTCCGCTGTCCCACGTATCGTAGTAATTGCCGTCAATTACCGCTATAACGTGCCCTGACAGTGCTAATATATAAGCCCCTTCCGGGTGGCTGTTTGCAAATTCCGATACAGTGCAAGTCATGTACTCATCGGGGATTATGTAGCGATTAAACCCCTTATCTTTGAGGTATGCACCCCACACTGCATTAGCTGAGGGCATATCTGACAACATTAAGCCGTACAGGGCAAGTTGTATATATGTTTCTTCCCACGTTTGCTTTGTAGCTTTTGAGATAGCGCGCACGGTGCAATCTCCCACTTTTGCCGCCGCTGGGTTAGGATTCCAATATTGATACATTTTTTTGCCCTCCTTATAGTTTTATTATCGCAAAAAAATAAGCGTGCCACCACGAAGGCAACGCGCTTATTTCTCGCATGATTTTTAGTTATCTTTAGTTTCTTAAAGGCTGTTTATGTACGGGATCGTGCCGGGAACTAACAAAATTTTTTCCACAGCACAACTCCACAGCCCTTGTAATCCTCTTGTGCTTATATCCATTTTCTCGGCGGCTTGCTCCTGCGTTAATCCATCAAAAAGCAAGTACTGTACAGTTTCGCGCTCCCGTAAAGTTAAGCGGGCGCACGACAAGGCGTAATCAATAAATTGTTTATCGCCTAATTTCCAGAGTTTTTTTATCAAACTTCTGTTCACTGTATCACCTCAACACGCAAAAATTACGTAAATTTATTTCATTTTGTCCAGTCCCAAAATCGCTCTAACTTTGTCCGGGAGCAAATCAGGGTTAATTTTGCCGATGTTTTCCACGATGGAACCAAGCTCCATCAGAATGATGTAAACGCACACGCCTGCGGCAATAGGTACCTGAAAGCCCAAGTCTACATATTTCTGGGCGTAGTCGATAAGATACGCAAGCACTACGAGCATAATAGAGCCAAATTTATGATACAATCCTTTTCTCATTTCTGAGGATTTCCACTCGTGGTTGGCACAGGCGGCTACTCCGCCACTAGTCAAATCAAAAACTACAAAAATACAAGTTATTAAGGGTAACATAATATCTACCATCTCCATTCCTCCTTAAAAATTATTTTTCTTTTGTTTTTATAAATTAATTAAAGATTTCTTTAGTTAATTATTTTCCGCTTTCGGTTCTTCTTCCTTACCAACGTCCATTAGCTCATTGTACTGTTCCTCTGTGATTCTTCCAACTGCAAAAAACACATCAATCTTATTTTTTAAATCATCTGTAAGTCCATTTCTTTCTTTAAGTTTTAATAATGTTCTATATAGCATAATCACACCTCCAATTCTGTTAATGCTACTGCATATTCGCTGTTGATATAAGCTTCTGCTGATTGTGTGTCCATATCATAGATATAATCACGATTGTCATTGAGTTGCTGTTTTACATAATTCCAACCATTTTGCATCGAAATCGGATAGTTGAATACTGTATATCCGTCAAGCTGTTCTGAATTGACACTGACGTTTGTAGTCGGATAATATGTTGCAAGTGCTTTAAATGCGATGATTTCTTCTGGTGTGAGGTCGGTTTCGATGGGTTCTGCAAGCGGATACATTATATCCATTGGATGCTCCACAAGCCATGCATTAATATCATTCGATGTAATGTTTCCGTCATTCTCATATGGGACAATCCAGAATACGTTACTTCGTCCAAACGAAAAAGCGTTACCCCATGCACCCGATGAATTTCCTACATTGCTTTTCCATGCCTTCTCCATTCCGGGGGTACTTGTTGATATACCATTTTTGAAGATATTTGTATACCCAAGCGAATACCCTGTTTGTTGCTTCTGGATGTTCCACACTGCGTTGCTTGGAACTTTGTCTGTCTGTATCATTTGAACATACTTTCCCCTCTCCACATCCACGTAATCAGCAATATACTGTTGTCCATTGATTGTGACATTACCACCACTTGAAACTGGAATTGAGTTAAGGATGATTGTTAACTGTATGGTCTGTTCTTTGTATGGTTCGTAAGTTGTTGCGTTTTCGGATAATTCTATCTGTGCTTTATCTTTTTCTACTGTTTTAATGTCAAATCTGACATACATTGTTCCAATTGGAACTTGACCATTATTTCTATTAACAGTATTAATGAATTTATAATCTTTGTCATATGCACATAATGTCATTGAAGCGTTAAATGAAACTTTTTTTCCACTATACGGAAAATGTATATACTTCTCAACAGCACAATAATTTCCGCTTAATGATTCATATATCTTACCTGTGTTGGTATCTATCGCCCTGTTTAATATAATTGGGAATTTTTTAGAATCAAACAAGTTCTTCCCACAAATCTTAATAACAGGATTTACCACGCTCTTAATCTCAACTGGATTTTCGAGTGAGGGCGTTCCATCCTGTGATGATTTGCCATATATCATCATATCTTGAATTTTGCCATTATCAGAATCGGCAAGATGGGTTTCGCCTTGATTTGATGCATAGAACTTTGTGATTTTGTTAGATAAATCTTCCTTTAGCTTACCAATTTCTTTCTTTAGCGGGCCAAGGTCTTCTGTTGTTCCCCTACGTTTTGAGAGTATATACGCCTCATCTCCCGTTAATCCACTTTTTCTCATGCTCTACACCTCCCTGAAGTAAAAACCACTTGCTATCAGGGGCATAAAAGCCATATAATTCCCCTGTGTCTACACATAACGCCGTTGAACCACTTGCAACATAATGAGGTAATTTGTCCACCTCAGAAGACTTACCCCAATAATATCGCTTACTTCCGTCCGTATCTATGCAATCCCAGCCGCCTAAATCGTGTATAACATCTCCTTTGTGGTATGTCTGCCCATCAATAATTATTGTTCCACTAGCTATCATACTTTCGCCTCCTTATGCATAAATCTCCTTTGCATCTTCGTATTCCTTCTCTTAGCATATTTCATTGCGACAAAACGGACAAATTTTATAAATCTCCTTTACTTATAGCTATTTTACTCCACCGTCCGTGGTATTTGCCAAACAACGGACGTATCCTAATATAATAATTCTGGTGTATTGTTTTGCATGGAGTATCGTGCAAATTACAAACGTATTCCATAGTAGATGATACCCAATTTGCACTACCAGTTTGTCTATGTACATCCTTGCGAAAATTCTTATTAGGAGAAATTTGATGTTCGTATCCTGTCGCACCTTGTACGTGTGTCCACCTGTACATATATTTACGTTCGGTTTTTCCAATCGTATTATAGCCAAGTGACACTTTTACGGGTTTATGTGTCATTGCGCGCACAAAATTTTTATAATTTTCTACAATCTGTGTTCGCCCCGGCTGTTTAGCAGATACGATAACCGGAAATAATAAACACATAACTAACACTGCATACAGAAAAATATTTTTTGCTTTCATTTTACAATTCCTCCTTGTAATCATCATATGTCCTCCGCATCTTCGAACTCTGAAAGAGTTTTGAGGTACTTATAAGCATCTTCAATAGTCATATTCTCTTCATATTCTTTCTCATATGTAACAGCGGCTCTGTACGGTCTGTCACCGTTGCTTTCCATAACTCTACCAATCTCATCCACATAAGACACTACAGCTATTGACTCATGGCTGTTGATTGTAGACTGGATATATAAGATTCTGTGATAATTAGTAACTACGCCATCGCTTTGACGGATTTCTTTTTTTAAAGCCAATTTTATTCCTCCTATGAGAATGTTATCTTAATATTAGCCCAGATGCCGCAAGGACTATTGTTTGTAACATCTGTAGTATTTGACATTGTTGCAAATACATGGATGCAGCCTCCACTAAGCGTTGAGTGTATAGTATATTTTCCAGGTTTGACATATTTTGTTGACGAGCCACCATACAAATACTTATTATTTTGTCGGACCATAAGCCCTTCCACACTTGTTACTGTTACCGTCGGGTTCCCAACTATTGGTTTTGATAATGGAATTATAAAACTGACATCCTTGCCAGAACTCGTAATATATCCAGCAGTACCAAAAGTTGCACTGATCGAATCGCCAGCGCAAAAATATGGTCTCCAAGTCCCTAAATAGGTAGAGAAATATATTCTCCCTGCATCCAACTTTATTACGTCCGAAGACACAATCTTTGTATTAGAGTTATCAGCATATATTCCATTTCCAATGCTTTCGTACAAATCAGTATAGGATGTTCCACTTTTTACAGATAACGAGAGACCAACTTTGTCTTTTGCACTATCATAATATAATTCAAGCGCAGCTTTACCACCGACGCTAGTATTGTTTGCATCTTTTGTTTGCTGTGTTGATATAACAATGTTGTTTTGCGACTTTACAACAGAACCAGTACCATTATAAATAGGGTCTCCATCTTCATTTACTACCTTAATATCTGTAATTCCAAATCGTACAATTTCGCTGTTATTGTTGCGTACACACATTCCATTTGCGTCAAGTAATGCGTTCTGTCCAAGCGTATTTCCTCGCATATCACCGACAACTAATCCAAGTCCTTCGATATATTTCATGAAGTTAGTTGCAACTTTAGCAGCCTCTGCTATCTTGTCTTCCTGACTGCTAAAGTTTTCCTCAGTAATATCTTTAAAGTTCTCGTAGGATTTCTTTACCTTAGTAGCTGTCTTATTCGCTTTAATTGCAACAGAGTCATCTGTAGGTGGTGCTGTAATGTTTCCTGTTAACCATGCTTTTCCGCCGCTGACACGGATTTTTACTGTGTCACCTGTCTTACAATTAATCGCCATCTGTGCGGGGGTTTCATCTGCTCCACCGTCAATGTGGACATATGCCGTTTTTTCGTCAACGCGAAGGACTTTTGCAACCGTGTCGTAAGGCTTTGTTTTGCTTTCTTTCATTGCCGAGGCAATCTCTTTTATAAAATCATTCAATGCTCTCTACCTCTTCCTTTGTCCGGCATCCATGTTCAAGCGACAAGGTTTGTGATATTATTCTGAATTTTCCGGTAAGGCCATGTCTCGGATAATTCAAAAAGACCACATCGCCTAAAAGAACGTCCTCGAAAAATCGCCGGCTGTACTGTATCGTTCTGGCAGGATTCTGCAATTCTTTTAGTTTTCTAACAGCATAAGCCGCTATGCTTTCCCCGGAGGATAATTCAACGCCTGTTTCCGATTTCCACACTTCCCTGCCCCGGCTGACGGTTGATAAATAACTGTCCGGGCTGTCGTCCCGCGCGATGGCTGCGCCGTAATCGTCATGTATTGCCATAAAACAGTTCGGTGTGTCGTACCAATTAAATGTGTCTGTTACATCGCACTCTATGATGTCGTTTGCGTTAATCCCCACTGTAAGACTGCTATTATTATCATTTGCGCAGATAACAATGCTTCCATCGCCAAGTATTCGTATCCGCCAACCAATAGCATCTAAAATATGCAGTGCCATTGTGAGCCTTGTTTCCCCATCTTCCGCAACGATGTTATCTGTAGTTATCGGTGATGTTCCCTCGACATACACGGGAGCAGGGATGCAATCATTAAACAGATTTTTAATCTGTTTTGCTCCGCTACCGGCTGGTGCATAATAACCACGCGGCAGAATCACATCATCTGCCGGCTTGAGAACGGAATAGCAGTCAATACTGTAAGTCTCTCTCACACCATCAAGCTTTCTTTCTGGGAAGGCGGTCAAGCCAGTAAACAGTGCTACTTTTGCTCCTGACCCTCCCTGTCTGGCTTGTAGGTAAATGCGGACCCAACACTCATTGTCTGTTATCTTTTCCGTCATTGTGACGGAAGCAGATTCCCTTAAATCTGACGTACTGTCCCGGTCAATACTACCCTCAGTAAATTCAAATTCTTGACGGTCTGTCCACGTCTTAGGGTCAACTGTTGTTAAAATATATCTTGCTGAAAATCCTTTGCTCCAATCCATCACGCCACCTCATTAGGATGCTCTGCGTTCCACTGTTCTTCCGTCACAGCATCCAGTTCTTCCGAATCCACTTTTTTTATCGTTAATGAGAAATCTGTCCTCATTTTATTATCGTGGTCTTTTTTCTCCGACACCTGTATATCGCAGGAAAACGATGAACCATCTGGTGTCCTAACGTGACATATTCCGGGATACGTTGCGAGCCGTCTCATTTGCTCAATCATCGTTGGTTCTGTCAGTGAGATACTTACTGCATCAATTTTTAAATCGCGAGTGATCGCAGGGTTCCAATCGCCTTGCACAGAGCCCCCAAGGTATACTGTCCTCTCAAAATCTTTATCCCACGAATTATCACAGTCAATGTTATACTGGATTTCGATAGATTCACCGTCAAAATCAATGATTGCCTTTTTATATTCGATGGAAAAATCGCTATATAACCATGCAAACGAACTATCTGACGTTATATAGTCACCGTTGGCAGTTTTATTTACAACCAGTATGCCGCCGTACTCATTTAACGCTGGGTATGGGTCAACATATTTCTGTCCATAAACCCCATTTTCCAGAATCAATTCTGCTCTGTCTACACTCATCCGATACAAGTCGAATGTATCCCCATCAGCATATGTGGTTGGTTTAGCAACAACAATACTCGCTGTTTTGTTGTCTGCAATCGTATTTACAGTGGCCGTTGGCACTTCCGGCTGGTGTTTCCACCGTACAACAAACGGTATCTTTTTTTCTGCCACATGGTCATAAATATCTGTAAATGCAATCTGTATGCTGTACCTTGCACCGTCATCCATCTGCCCAATCAGGTCGCCCAAGGCAATACTGTAGTTATCTGTTTCGCTACCGGTAAAACTGGCAATAATTTCGCCGGCAAAATGCTGTTCCTTTAATCCGTCCGGGCGCAGAATATAATAATCCTCGTCCCTGACAATCGTTACTTTTGCTGTGCCAGCAGAATCCCCGAAGGACGGGGCTATCGTTAATGGTAGCTGCTCCAAATAATTTGTTGTGCCTTCCGATGATTCCGGCACTGTCTGGTCGGTCGTTTCCGTGGTAACATCGTCAGAATTATATGCTGTTGCTTCCGAAACAAGATTTGTTGTAACGCTGTCTATTGCAGGTTTTGCAACAATTTCAACAGCCACAGAATCTGACCATGCACCTTCCTTGCCTCCCTGTGCTGTAACCATTGCTTTTAAATAATGGATTTCTCCTACATTCCACAGATTGCTCAAAAGACCACTTGCAGTATAGATTTTATTAATGTTTTCAATAGTTTCCGATAATGTCTCCATGCCGGAAGACATCATTAAAACAACGACGTTTCCATCTTTGCCTTTAACCGGCTCATCGTTAACCGCTTCCGCTATTTTTATGCTAGCTTTGCTGTTTCCGGTGTAGCCAACACTGCAAATAACTGTATCGTCCAGGGCAAGATAATTTTCTGTCGTTGCAAGCGTAGGAGTTGTTGGGGTCTCACTCAGAGATACGGAAACCGTATCAGACCAAGGAGATAACACTTCCTCATCCCCGGACGTATCCCGCAATCTTACGCGGAAATAATATGTTTTTGCCGATTCTAGGGACCCGATATGCCACGTGGTTTCCCTGTCCTCCACGTCATAAGTAGTTGGGGCTTCCGTACTAATCCATGCGTCCTCGTGGTCTGCCCACGCAACGGTAGCCGCATCCGCATTTTTCCACGACCAATCCCATGTTAGTTCCACGGTATCAGATGCCACCGCCATTGCAGTTATATTTTTCGGTGGGACTGCAATCTTTCTTGTTTCCGAATAAATCCACCCAGACTGCATGAGGGGGCTAAGTTTGTAGGTGGTGCCAGACGCTCCATTTTGAGGTGTGGAAGTTCCGGTAAAATTTTTGAGCGCAATCTGGTATTCGGTACCGCCAGAAACGTCCGGACACGCAACTGTGATTGTCCCCTCTTTGTCGGTAATTGCAATAATACCTTTTTCCTCGTTGCCTATTTTCATCCAGACGGCTGTTTTAGCGTCAGGAACTTCCGTGTTGCGTTCAACGCTATTGATAGTAAGTGTTGTTCCTGTTGCCGATACCGTATCAAATGACGGGGATTTTAAAGCCCCTCGCGCCGCTACTCGTGGCTCAGAATATGCATATTTTTTATCGTGCGTACTTTGCACCCTTGTCCACATAATCTGGTCTTCCGCTATGCCGTCGTCCGTGTTGAAATCTGCTGACACCGTATAATCATGGTACGCAACAGTTACTCCTGTGCTCCATGATGTGCCAGTATATCTCTCTCCGCTTTCCGGCGTGTCTATAGCGTATTGTAACTCCATGGAATCCACAGGGCAGTCCCGCGGCGATGCCTGCACCCAGTTTGCCCATACATAGCGGCTAGAGAATCCTATCTCTTTGCTTCCTGTACTCTGTATGTTTGGACGCCCTGGGATACTGTAATAATGGTACGCATAACTCCAACCGGAATCTCCAGCACACCCTCTCGATTTTGCCCTTACAATACGGCAAAATGTCTTGTTTTGTGTCGGGGAACCATCCTCTGTTATTGCCCATGTGCCAGACGCTCCCGTGTGGGACGAATTAGAAAAACGAGCGTTTGCAATGGTGCCCTTATAGTTTATCATTAATGCGGTCTGTACCTGTGTCCTTGCAAAATGCCTTGTATCATTCGCCTCGTATGAGGTACTCCAGGTAAATGTACCTTTATTTGCGTCAGCATCATCAAGGGAATAAGAAACAGAAGGGGCATTTGGCGCATGAATAGCAAACGTTTTTGTGGAACGTGCGGCTGTATAGGTATGCTTTTTATCACTTTTTGTTTTGCCCTTTACCTTAAATTCTATCGCGTTTAATAATTTTGATGAGACAGGATAATAATTTTTTGCATTAAGTGCTACCGTTTTTTTAGTTGCTGATTTTCCCACATTTATTTCCTTCCACTTTGTCCAATCCCATTTAGAAGCACCGGCGTTTTTTGTATGTAGACGATACCATAGCCACTGTCCATCCTCATATTTTTTCGCCGGTATTTTCCAAGATATTGTAAATTTCAAATTATCTCTCGATATAGACAGACCGCTGGGAGCAGCAGACTTTTTCTTTGCCATTATGCCATTTTCACCTGCCTTCTAAGCTCACTTGCCATTCTTCTTCCCCATTCTTCTGGGTTATCTGCACCGTTTACAGTTACGTTAATAGTTACATCGTTTTTCGTTCCCTGTGTTGCCTCTTTAATGTCGCTCATTAATCTGCTACGACCGTACAGCATCTCGTCTCCTGCTTCTCCTGCTCCAAACAATGTGGCATTAGAAAATACATATGGACTTTCCATAGCCTTTTTATACCAGCTAATATGGAACGATGGCAGAGAACCCTTTCCCCCAATACCGAACGGAGCTTTTCCGCCGGAAACACTCAGGTGCGGTAGGTTTAGGTGTGGAAGAGACCAGCTAAACTTTAAGGCGCTCTTAAACCGTCCAGGGAAGCTTTTTACAAGGGATACTGCCTTAGTAAAGATACTTTTAACAGCCGATGGTATCTTAGTAAATGCTCCTTTTACAGCCGATAAAATACCATTTCCCTTAAATGCTCCCTTGAATCCGTTTACAGCATTTTTAGCGGCACCCTTTAAAAGAGAAGGGAGATTTTTGACCCCTTTTATTATGCCGGTAACAATGTTTTTACCAAGCGAAAACCAGTTAAACGCTGTAAATACGCTTACGATTGCTGTGATAATCTTCGGTAAATTAGCAATTAATAACGGAATCGCACGAACTAAGCCAATCGCTAAATTTGTTATGATTGTTACTCCTGTTGCAAGGATTTTTGGCGCATTATCGTTAATAATGCCAGCCAAATTCGTTATGATTGTAGGTACATATGCAATCAATACAGGAATAGAATTAATCAGCCCTTGAGCAATATTCTGGATAAGTGTCAGGCCTGCATTTATCAATTTGCCTGCGTTGCTCCTCAATGACTCTGTAAATTGTGTCAGCATCGGCAACGCCTGCCCCAAAAAGGTCGGGATGCCCTGAGTCATGCCGTTAGCGATAGTCGTCAGCAAATTAACTCCGACCGATGTAAATACATTTAGCCCTGTGGAAATCGTAGAGGCAAGATTATTTAACAGTTGGCTGACAGCAGTTGTAATACTGCCAGAATTTTGAGTAACGCTTGAAATTAAACCGTTTATGAGGTCGCCGCCGATTTTTGTCAGCCCCGGCAACTGGCCGCTAAAATTAATCGCATCTTGCGCCAGTTTGGAAAGGGCGCCGCTTATGCCGCCAGATTCCATCGCCTCAGCTAATCCACTAACCTCGCTTGTTATACCTTTGATGGCACCACGGATAGTACCCGAAAAGGTATTATAAAAAGCAAGTTGCAGGCCTTCTGTGGCGCTAGATAGCAAGGTTATGTCGCCCTGCAAATTATCTAACTGCGTAGCCGCCTGTTGTGCTGCGGAGCCGGAAGAATCCTGTATTCCTTTCCAAAATTTTTGCACAGTCGCATCACTCGATGCGGTCATTTTATTAAACGCCTGTAAGCCTTGCGTTGTAAAAATCGTTGCAAGAGCATTGTTTTTTTGTTCCGCTGTCATACCCTGCAAAGAGCCATTAAGCTCGTCTACGAGGTCGTTAAAATCTTTTGCCTCGCCGTTTGACTTATAGGCGGATACACCTAACTGATCTAAAGCTTTTGATGCATCATCAGTCGGAGTATATAAGTCCGCCATTGCCCTATTTAATGCCGTAGATGCCTCGGAGCCTGTCACGTTCTGCTCTGCCAAGCGAAGTAAGGAAAGCGTGACACTGTCCGCCGCTTGACCGTAGTTTTTCGCTGTGGCAGCAGAACCGGAAAAAGCCTCTCCAAGGCCTCTTACGTCCGTATTAGCAAGAGTAGCACCCTTTGCCATCAAATCGGCATAGTAAGATGCGTTACTCATCGAGTCACCAAAGCCTTTTACAGCTCCGGCAGTATATGATGCCGATTCTTCCAGACTCATAGCACCGGCAGAGGCAAGGTTAAGTACCGTTCCGATACCGCTAATCTGCTCATCCGCCGACAAGCCAGCCTGAGCAAGGATATTCATTCCTTCCGCCGCTTCCGTTGCGGTGTACTTTGTTGTGCGCCCCATTTCCTCAGCCTTGGCTTTGACGTTCCCTATTTTGTCTACGGTTGTTCCCATGGTAGCTGCTACCTGAGACATTGCAGTATCAAAATTCATTCCGGCATCTATTGATGTTTTTGTAAATGCAACGGCGGCAGCAGAGCCGGCCACCATAGCTGTTTTAGCTACTTTCCCGACCGCTTTAAATGCCCCGCCAATTTTTGATGTGGACGAGCTGGCGTTACCTTCTGCGTCTTTCAGCCCCTGCTTATATGCGGTGTCTTTGATTGCCAGAGTGACAAACAATTCCATCACATTCAATCACTCATCACCACCAATCCGGCTTTTTTAATGACGTCCGCGGCTATTTCTTCGCCAGTCTTTGTTACTGTTTGCTTTTTATCGCTATTAATTAAATCAAAAAATGATACATAGAGATATTTCCCACCGAACGCCTGCGAAATGCTTTCGGTTACATATTTCAGCCCATCGGCCATGTATCGTTTGTAAATTAATTCCTCTGTGTCGTCTAAAATCTTAGCCTTGACGTACAGCAAGAATCCCTTTACGCTTCTTCCTCTGTATTCTCCTGCGCATCGCCAGAGGGTTCTTCTGCTGCGCTTGTTGGCGCTGAGAAAAAAAGCTGACGTACCTCCGGCTCATTGATGAGGTCAACCATGCCTTTGATAACGTCCATTAATTTATGCTTTTTCTTGTATTCCTCAACACTCTGCAATTCAAACGCTGCTAAGATTCCAATTACATCATCTTTGTGTGTTTTTAACAGCCTAGGAGCTGTTTTAGCACCCCTAGCAAAGACTTTGATATATTTCTCCCCTTCCTGCGGTACAAGCTTCTGGCACAGGCTGAGCGCATCATCATCGTCTGCAATGTTACCGATATGTTCGAGGGAGTTCGCAATGGCTTCTAAACCCTGTTCTGCTGTTAATTCTGATAATTTCATGCTTTACCTCCTACGCCGCTTCGCCTGTTTTGATATAAACCTCGTAAGGTACTGTCTCTGCGTTCTTAATGCTGTAATGTCCTGTGTATTCGAAATCAAAATTTCCTTTGGATTTATCATCTGATTTAATCTTAAATCCGCCCGTTGAGAGTGCATTCATAATTTTGATTGCGATAAATCCGGCGGAATCCCCGGAATTTTCGTCCGAATAGTCGCCAATCCACCAAATATCCTTAAAATCTCCTGCCTTTAAATCTGCCCTTGGTGTTACTTTGTTTCCCGCTACGTCTGCCGCCGCCATAAAACTTTTAGCCTGTGCGGTATCCATTGTAACGGCTGTGCCTGATAATTTTACTTCGATAGATTCGATTTCCTTGAGTTCCATCGTGTTTTTAGGCACATTATCAATGTCTTCCCCGAAATCCGTAAAGGATGGCTCCGCGCTAAAGCTACAACCGCCGCTGGTTGCCATGAGGATGTTAGTTGCTGTTATGGCGCCCGTTTCTGGCTCAAAAGCTGATACAATAATACCGGCGTTAATCTGTATTTTTTTAAAAAGGTCAGAAGGTACCTGCGTATACTTCATTTGCTCACCTCGTTAAATAGTTATAAATTGCATAGTTATTACTGTGTATCTGCGTACTATTGACGAGTCAGCCTCATCGACTAAAGGAGTCCAGGGCTGGTCTTGCGACAGAAAAATGATTCCATCATCGCACTTGACCGTGGTTCCTCCTTGCAACCTGTCGCTGATTTCTTTTGCCTTTTTGTTCGGAATTGCCTCTGATTCTGTGTGGTACCATACGTTTACAGTGCTGGCGGCGGCTGTGCCCGTCCACCAGTTGGCTGTAATTGGTTCGTATGTGATAAAAGGAAATGTTGTGTCCTCCGGCACTCTGTTAGACGGATATGCAGTTATGCCGAAGGATGACCAAAATTGATATAGTGCCGCTGTTGGGGTCATGACGTTAACTCCCACTTTTCCGCCATGACCTGTGCCATATCCAAATTGGATGATGCAGGAGTTTCTTTTTCTCCCGCATTTGATGTAACTCTAAAAATTTTTCCGTCTTTTGTTTTTAATACATCATGATAGCCTAGCTTTACTGTTTTGGCTGTAGTGATTGTATATGTTGCTGTTACACCCTCTTTTTCCGCCACTCTGGCAGACATAGAGGTATCTCGGACTATTGCCTCCTGTATTTTAGCGCCCTCGACCCACTCGGTGATAAATCCACCCTCGCCGTCAGAAGTACGCTTTTCATCCATGAGTATGCAATCCTGTAAAAATTCATTGATTAAACTCATGCCATTTTCCTCCATGGGTTCAGGCGTGCTCTAAAGGCATCCTGCCACGTGTAAGCCTCGCCTTTAGAATTTGTTGCCCTGCTGTACGAATAGCCGCCAAATGACTCCGACTGATACGCTCCTAAATTGCCATTCTTCGCCTGCCACTCGCTGATTTCGTCCACCAGTGATAAAAACGGTTTAGGGATAGCCAGTGGAACCACTACGCCGTCAAACGTCTCCTCCTGTAACGGGGCAGTATCGCCTTTGTGGTACTGATAAACCCCGTCATTAAAGATAGAGCCGCTGATTAAATAATATTGCCCGTCCTGTAGCGGGAGGCGAATCGCGGTGCCAGAATAACGTAGGTCTTCGGTGTCTGTCGTTGCATCTATGTGCGTGTCAAAAAGCCATTCCCCGATTGTTATTTTGCCTGTGATTGCCGCTCCTTTGACCGGGAAGAAATTGTGAATATGATTCATGACTTCGTAAAGCACTCAATCAACCCCTTTTATTTTCCGCTCGAACTTGCTTTTGAAACGGTGCTTGATACTTCTGGGATAGTTTCTGTAGTTCCAACGGTGACTACGCAAATGCCGTCAAGGTATTCTGCCCACAGTTTCATGCCCATAATGGCGTATGTTTCGCCTGTGGCGTTTGTATAGTTGCCGCCTGCGTGGAATCCAATCAGATTTGTTTCGCCAGATGTTGTGTAGTCCAGGCCAAGCTTTTTGAAATCGCTGTCACCGGGATCAATATAATATAAATCAATATTTTCCACCGGTGTTGCGATGACGGTTTTTGCCGGGATGTAGTCGTCAGGGAGGAGGAACAGTGTAGAGAAGCCAAAGAAATCTTTGATATACTGCAATCCAAACATTGTCTGTACGGTAATCTCTTTATCACCTAACCAGTCGTAAAAATCCATTACGTTTGCAAATCCTACGACTTCGGTTACGTTTCTGTTCATCCCTGCGAATTTATTGAGTACAGCACCTTTTGCGATTGCAAGCGCTTTCTGCCATTTTTTCTGTGTTCCTTTTAATGTTCCTGTTTTTAAAAACGTGTAAAAGTCTTTTAAAACCTTGTTCTGCAGCTCGACCATAAAGGCATCATCTGTCTTTTCAATTGCGACTGTTGCGCCCCATTTTGACACAGATTCAAGAGATAAAGATTTAGCGTATTTTTCTACGACAATATCTTCTCTTTTGCTCTCTACGACTTTAAACTGTGTAAAAGGGATTGCCTCTCCCTCACCCACACTTGCGCCGCCCTGTAAGGCTTCATCCTTCATCTGCGCTTCATAGGTCACTAAGCTAGTGCCTGGCTCTTTTCTGATAGGCTTAAAGATTCCCAAGATGGTTCTTAATGCATCCCAGTTTTTATCAAATCTTGTTACAAAATCAATTTCTCTCGCTTTGAGAGCGCTATCTGTGTTTAACACAGTGCTAGTAGTTACTCCTGCCATTGTCTACTCCTTTCAAAATCCGAAAAGTTCGTGATTTTCCGCAATCGCTTTCTGACGTTCGCCCGCATCTTTAATTTCCATGATTTCTTCCTTGGTCATTTTCCCCGGTTCTCCTCCCGGTGGGTTTGATACATTAGCGCCTTGAGTCGTTTCGGTTGTAATATAGTCGGCATACGCTTCTTTGATGCCTTTTTCTACTTCTGCTGCATTCTCAAATTTGCCGTCAGTTCCGATTTTTAAATTATCAATAGTCTCTTTTGATGCTTTTAATGCAAGGTTAATTACTTTACTGGACACGCCGGACTCCTCAAGCATCTTCTTATACGCGGCTTCTTTCGCGCTGTAGGACGCTTTCTTGTCCTGTTCGGCTTTGTAGCTCTCAAAACCTGCGTGTTCTTTCTCATACTTGCCTTTCCAATCTTCCTTTTCGTAGTCCTCCAATTTCTTCTGAAGGTCTGGGACTTTCTCTGCGTCCTCTTTGTATTTAGTGATCTCGCCTTTTAAACCTGTAACGGTTGCAGAGTGCTCCTCGATAATCGCGGAAACCTGTTCATCTGTAAGTGTCATGCTCTTTAAAAAAGCTCTTGTTAATGCCATTTGATTGCTCCTTTTCTTCGAGGGATTTCTTTCCCTCAGTGACTATATGTAAATCGCAGTACTTCGCGATTACTTTCTAAATGTTTTTGCGGCTTTAAGGGATTTCGCCCCAAATTTGCCGTCAATTTTTAATTTACATTTCGACTGAAAAATGCTAACTGCATCTTCTGTCTTTTCTCCATATTTGCCGTCAGTTTCTAATTTCGAGTCGATAGCCCAGTTTAAAAACTTCTGTAATTTTTCAATTTCCCCTCTTGCGCCTTCTAGCACTGTGATACCGTCTAAAAATGTGTAATAGCCTCGTGGTGGCAATTTAGGGAATTTCCCAGTGTATTTAACCTCTTTCGTTGTTTCTTCCTTCTGCTCCACCGCCGGGAAGTCATGATATAAAATATTTAAATCAAACTTGCCGCCGTTGCCGGTTGAAACCTTGGCCGGAAACACGCCAGAGCTGGTATACTGCCATGCCATGAGGTCAGGCACGCTTGCAGGCTTGTAAGATTTGTTCGGCGTTGCCTTAAACGCCATGCGGTTATAGCCTTTGTAATAACGTGCAATCCACCAGTTTTTACAGTTAACTTTGTTTTTATCAATATGCTCCGCAAAGTATGATTTACCAGTGTAAACGCCGAATTTATACCCTCTTGACTCAACGACAGTCTGTGCCGCGTTGATGATTGATGCAATCATGCCTTTTGTCAGCTTAACTTGTACTTTGTCCTCAACATCAAACCAAACGCCGTATTTAAAATGTTTCTTACTAATTTTGTCGAGGATGTCGCATACAAGTTTCATGTCTGACTTAGCTTTCGCCACTGTAGTAGCGTATGTGTAGTTATACACGCCCCATGGGATACCCAATTTCTCACACTTTTTATAGTTCTCCTCAAATTTTTTATCTTTGCCTAAATCCTTGCGGATAATCTTAATAATTGCACCATCGCAACCGTATTTCTTTACTTTCTTCCAGTCAATCGTGCCGTTGTATGCAGATACATCAATAATTTTTCTCTGTGTCATTTTCTCACCCTTTCCATCTCAGCACATATAAAATCTTCTGATTTCCATTGATAACTCTGTGTATTTTTTTATATGTTCCGCCTGCTTTTTTAGTGTTAGTGCTAGCCTTTCCGGCGTCCCACCACACCATTTTGTTGTCGTCATTAACGCCTGCAAAAATGTTAGTATGTAGGCGATAAAAGCAAATGTCTCCGGGCTTTAATTTGTTTTTATAATCCCGGGGTAATTTATTTACTTTTATCAATCTATATCGTTTTGATATAGCCGTTTTTGTTCCTGCGCCCTTATAGATAACTGTTCCGTTCCTGTTGCAATAAAACAGTTGTCCCGGTTTGAGGATGCCTAATTGCTGTAGACAATAGCAAACATATGATGCACAATTACTTACCTTTTTTTTCTTTGCGCCTGCCCAGCTATTCGCCACGCCCTGAGAGTATTTAAACTTTTTATCAGTAAAATACTCCGCCGTTTCTTTTGCCTTGACGAGTAAAGACAATCTGTCCATTATCCCATCGCTCCTTTTAATTCGTTTGCAATAATTGCTGTATATTCTTTCGCGTAATTTGCCGCCGCCGGTTTTAAATACGGCTGCGCCCTCTGACCGTTTGTGATATGCCATTGTCCTTTATCGTCCTGATAAGTCCACGGGGTCTTTCGTCCTCCTTTGTAATACACGCCAGTTCCCAACTCTACATAGGCGGCGTATTCTTCGTTACTGCCTATTATCTCTGTGAGATTTTCCAAGTCGGTCTGGTGTGTGATACTGTTTCTCAACGCGCCCGTATCGACCGGGCAAAGGTCTTTTGCGTGCCCTTCTGCGGCGGCTCCTGCCTGTTCTAATGCCCTTGCAAGTGCCATGGTGGTTTTAAGTATTACTTCGTCCACGTGACTCACAACATCAATATCCGCCATTATATTCGCCCCCTTTGCGTTGCTAACCATTCGTAGTAGGTCATGTCTTCTATGACTTCGTTTCTGCCTGTCTCTGGGTTTCTGACGCGTATCATTCGCGGTTGTGCTAGTTCGGCGGGTAGTGCAGTTCTCTGCGTACAGCGGCAGTTATAAACTTCCGCCGGGATTCCACTTGGGTCTCCCGGATACATGAGACCGTTTGAGTACGCCATGTTAAACGGTACTTCTTCGCCATCTAGCGCTCTGTGACTGTCTCGTGTCCTCAAGTCCTTTGTTGCTGTCCAGTGTTTCACTACATCAATTCCCATCTGGTAGGCTTCCTCGTATGCCGCCTGCCTGCCCCCGTTCTGCGCTCCTGTAAACGCTGTGCGGGCGTTTCGGATTGCGGCAGTATGATTCATACCTGTAACGTCCTGAAATCGCCCTGCGAGCTTTTTTATACTGTCACCCTGTAAAATTCCTTGCAGTAGTGCATTTTGCAATTTCTTCTTGTTCCATCGCACATCCTTGCTTTTTAGTACCCTCCGGGGCGGAAGAATCTTTTGTTTTCTGACCGTCAGCCGCTTAACTGTATGCTCATCAACCAAATTAAATGCAATGTCTCCAATCTCTTTTATCTGTCTATCAGACACAAGAGATTTAATCATGTACGCCTCAAAGTTATGATTAAGAGCAATCACAAGTGGGGTCTTCTCGTTGATGTATGCCGCGGCAATCTGGTTTGATTCTGTCAGCCGCCGCGCCATGTCCTCGCGCAGCGCCTCCCACCTCTGCCCTCTGCCATACTGATTCATCAACCATGCTTCAAATTCTTTCTTGGTGTACTTCCCTGCCTGGTATGCCGCATATTCTTTGGCGTACCGGCTGGAAAACTGTTTAAAATAGTTTCTCGCTTTGCCGTCAAGCTCTTTTTCAGCCTGCTTATATACGTCTGCTAACCGTTTTTCTAACTTTTGTAGCTCCTGTTCTGTCCACTTGTCAGATGGATACATAGCTACTCATCCCCTTCCGGGTTACCTTCCGGCGCATCTGGTGCAATCGGCTCTGTGTAGCGGTTATATGATTCTTCATCCAACTTTGCCAAAATGTCCGGCACTTCCTCTGGTGCAACAAACGGTAATTTTTTCAGGATGGTTTCTTCATCCAGATAATTAGCCGCCTCAAGAATCATGTCTGTACGCTCTTTCTCGTTACTGATTCTGTTCCGCTTAAATTGTGGTTCGTCATCAATCCCCGCAAGCTCCAGAATCTTCTCGATCGCATCGCCCACGAAGTACTCAAAATCATCTGCATTATCGTCCAATGGTTGGTATGCCGCATCGATATGGTCGTTTGTTGCTCCGGCGGCTATGGCGTGTACATCCAGCGCCCCGAAGTCCTCATAAATTTCTGACCGCATCTGCGTGAGAAACTCTTTTCTGGCGGTATATGGTGGCTCTTGTGTGTATGCCTGCACCTGCCCTTCCTCGGCCTTTGCGATGTGCTGAAATTTGAGCCGGTCCCTAAATTCCGCCAACTCGTCATCCGTCATGCCGTCAGCATTAGAAATGAGCCAATACATCTGTGCGCAGTCGTCTAAATCATTGGCAAAACCACTTTGCACCGCGTCGTAAGCATCAATCTTTGACTGCATCCCTCTCAGGGTACTTATGTGTCGCTTGTTGCCAAACATCGGCACAACGGGGAGACTGCTGTAATTTTCTTCCCCGATGATTTCGGGTTCCAAATTGTTTGCAGTCTCAATTCTCTGTCTGTATGCCCGTTTGGGAGCGGTCTCTTTTAATTCTCCGAATTTACTTTTTGCGCTGTAGGTTGTATATCCATCTACTTCGTACAGCACAACCTTAAATGGTTTTTGTTCGTCCAACTGCCAGAATCTTATGCCCGCCATCAAAGCCCCTGTGTCCTCGTCCCACATTGGGGCGAACTGTGTAAGGGGAAATTCATGCACGTGGTCCACGTTCCAGAACAAGAAGGACTGCCCATGGATTAATGCGTTGTAAGCCGCCTCTTTGATTCTTCTGTCAAACTGTTTGCCCAGTTTGTCTTTGACGCTCATGTCATTAAAGAAGACACCGTTTCCCAGACTATATGAACAACGCTGTGTATTTAATTTGTGGAAGAAATTGGAGCATATCTGTGCGTTAGACGAAAAGTTGTCTACCTTTTTTTGACCTAATAAGGTGTAGTAAACACGCTGAAACTGCAAGATAGTCTCGTTTTCCTGTGCATCGTACTTGTCCGCCTTTAGTGCCTCTTTGTATGCTCCTGTGCTCTCGTGAAATTTTATAAACTGATTTATAAATTGCCCTTTGTCTTTTGCGGCAATGAAATCTTGATATGATAAATACATTATTATCACCCCAGAATTGATTTGTATTGTCTTGTTCGGCTGCGCTTGACGAGTTTTAATGTTTTTACAAAATACCTGATAGCATCCATTGCGTGGTCTGACTGTTTTATGACTGCATCCCTGCCTTTGTCAGCCGCTATTGGGTCCCATGCATAAATGCCAAACTCCTCGATCGTGTGCGTGCAAGACGGGTCAAACGATAATTTGTCTTGTGTCAACATCGTCTCAACGTCTGCTATCCCATCGTTAACAGTGTTATCCGCCTTTTTGACCTTGTGCCCTCTACTGCGTAACTCCACGATGAGAGCGGCGGCGGATGGGTCAACAATCACCAAATCATCTTTCTGCCCGTTTAGCGTGTCCTCTAGTCCTTTTACTAGCTCGCTGACCGGTTTCATTCGGTTGTTTTCTCTGCCTGAGTAGTAGTACTCTTTTATGCAGTGCCAGTTGCCAGTATCTACTCGTTTCTGCCAGACTAGGAAGACGGTAGCGTTCTGCATACCAAAATCACTGCTAACAATTATCTCTCCGCTAGTCTTTGCTTTGCAGACGTGCCTTGCTTCTGAAAACATATCGTATACAAGCCCTTCTGCTACTGCCCATTTGCCTAGTATGTATCGTTGGTACCTGTGTGTCCCTGAGTACTCTTTTATTAACTCGTCCACTACCGCCGGAGGCAGACAGCCATCGTGTATGTTGTACGCCTGTTGGAATATATCTGCATCGGAATCCAGAAAGCCTTTAAACCAGTGCTTCGGTCCCGCCGGGTTGCAAGTCCCGTCAAAGTGACTGTGCGACGTTCTGAGACGAGATTTTAACATCTCAAATACTTCTTGATTCCACGTCGTTACCTCATCGCCGTATGCATACTCAATCGTCGCTCCCTGTATCCTTGCAACGTGCTTCTTGTTGTCAGCACCTAATGCATATACTTTTTTGCCAAACAGCTGTACTGTATTGTCACTGCGTATTTCGCCTACTAGCTCCTCGCCCCAAATCTCCCGCATGGGGTCAAGTATGTTACGTTGTAGCGTGCCTCTGGTGTTTCCCAACATCACAGCAAGCCCTAATCCCTTTAGATGTGTCAGGCGTTGAGGGATTACGATTGCGTAGTCCACAAAAGATTTCCCGGAGCCTGTCGCCCCGGTCTTTACGTTCCAACGATGGTTGCAGCCTTGCAGGTATTCTGCCTGCTTGCTAGTCAATGGCACTATCGACACCCCCAAGGATTTCAATAGCTTTTGCCAGTGCTTTATCGCTTGCGCTCTCTGACTGTGGCTTATCACGCCACTGTTCTGGCTTCCTGTTCTTTAGCCAAAATATTTGTGCTGTTGTATCTGGCGCAACGTGCTTCTTTGTTACTTTTCGCTCCGTCATTACTCCGCCTTCGTACTTTTCGCTCGTCTCCTCGTAGCTGTATCCTAACGCCCGTTGCAACAGGCTTTTTTCCACCTGCCTGTCCACAACATCTTTTCCCCTTTTTAAGGTATCGGCTAAAATTGGAAATTTTTTCTTCCATGTATACAAGGTGTCTGGGTTTATGCCGATGTTCGCCGCAATCTCTTTGTCTGTGCATCCATCTCGTGCCCATCCCTCTATTTTTAGCAACCCTTCTTGGGTCAGCCACTCTTGATATTTACTTATCCCATTTGGGGTCACCTCCTAAATACAACCATAACCCCGTAAACAATTTATTACGGGGTTATATGAAAGGAAAGAAAATATGAAAAAAATCGTTTACACCAGTTGCATTGTGCAACTAGATACAAGTATAAGGAATTGCACCTTAACAGCCGCCGGGGTAAGACTAATAAGCGGCTGGTCTCTAAACACTTGTAGATCCGCAACCTGTATGGAACGTAAGGCACCGTGGGATAGGTGTCTTGCGTACTCTCTTTTACGCGGGTGAGAGTTTACACTTTTACCACAAAAAGATGAGGAGGTTATTTCTCACAAAAAGTTACCAGTACTCGTCCGTACAAGTGTATTGTACGACATTTTTTAAGCCATGTTAGACAAACATAAAAAAGAGAGGGAGATAATTCTCCCTCTCTAATATCCCGCATATTTCCCAGCCAAATTGGCGAAAGCACTAAGCCATCTGCGTATAGTCATTTCTGCATATCCGAGCTTATCCGCCGCCCCCGCTATCGTGTATCTATCCTCAAAATACACCAGCTGTATGGCTTTCATTCTGTCCTCACCGTTGTCCATTCCCTCTGTCTGTTTTATCGCCTTGTTAATAGCGTACATCCACAGGGCTGACTGAGCTGTATTTTCTGCAATTAATTTGTCTGGGTACTTTTTTACTTGCTTGACTGCGTGCCCATACCAGTCGTGTTTGGGATTGCTCATCGTTCTATCTCCCCGTTTCTTCCAACTTTTTTAAACCTCACTCTTTGTAGCGCGTCAGGGTACTTTGTTGTATTGACTCCCGAAAAAAATTGTTTTAAATCTCTACTCCATGTAAGCTGGGAAGGTGTAAAGTCTTTGTATATTACTTCTATTTTAAGAGACTCGGAATTTACTACAACGTCCGTTACGATATATAATTCTCCTTTGAAGTGCCTGTATATACAACCAGTCATTTCTTCTTTCAAATATTGAGCGTTTTTCTGGATTTCCATTGCGTTGGTAGAATGCCCTGTATCATATACAGCAGTTAACATCTTTCTCCCTACTTTTTGTTTTAGTTTACTCGCTGATACGTAACCGTATTTCCATTTGTCAGCCTTACAACTACCTCGTAAGGCTCTTTGTTTGGTATTCCGTCATTAGTTTTGTAGCCAGCCCCCACAATAGCGTCGGGACTGGCAAGAACACCACATCTCTCGCAGTATTCAGATGCTTTATACTCGCAGTCTCTGCACCTAAACCCCATAGCTTCAGGTGTCCACTCATCCGGATTTGTTTCTTTTAGCTTGCACATTCCTTCTATTGTTCCAAACTTGCACTCCTCACACCTTCCTGTGCAAGCTTTTCTGATTGTTTCTAATGCGTTCATCATTTCTTTTCTGTCCATTTTTGTTCCTCCTAAATATGCTCGTGTGGTTCGACTGGTTCCCAGTGTTTTTCAGCTTCCTGCTCAACCAATCGGTTATACTGCTCCACAAATTCGTCCTCGCTTATATTACCTTGCATGAATTTTTCTGATATGCTCATGTAGGTGTCTGTTTTTGTTGCGCTGCTGTCCATTTACGCCTCCGATCATGTATCAATTTCGCTCCAATCAAATTTACAGCCACATTCGCCGCAGTATTTATTCCTGCTTTCTGCATCCGCCATTACTTGCCTTCCACACAAGGGACATTCATAATCAATGTCTCCATTTAATGCATCTAAGATAATCGGTTTTACTGGTTTGAGCTGTCTTTTCAGTAGTTCCACCACTTCCTCGCATTGTTTTTCATTTTCGCAGCTAATAGTAATGTCATTGCTATCATCATATTCGCTAAATGTTCCATCTTCGTTCTGGATAAGCATAATTTCTTTGTCCTCTAACATCTTTCATTCCCCCTTATTCTTCCACACACTTTCGTCCATTCCCCCGCAAATCTCTTTTCCTCCAAGTCGTTTGGGAAAAACTTTGTTTTTTTGTTTTTGTTTCCTCTGTTTCTCAACTCCCTTTCTACGGCTTCAATTTTCCCTTTTGATTTGGGTGTTTTGCGTAGTTCGCTCATTGCTTCCCTTAGTTCCTGCTCTGTGCATTCCACCAAGAATGCAGCTCGGTCAAGGCTTGGTATTTCATATAGTTTTTTCGCTATTTTGTTTTGTATTTTAGCAAAATCTTCGTCTTTCAGCCCGTATGGCATTTTTATTTCTCTTCCTCCTTCATCATTAAATCAACCCATTTTCTCGCTATTTCTTCTTGTGTGTCTTTAACATCGTCCCACGCGTCTGTGTTGCAGGCTAGTATTTCACAAATCAATATAACTTCTGCCATATTTTTACGTAAAGCAGCCTCTGCTTTTAACACTTCCGCTGGGGTTGGGTTAAATCCCATAATTGTCGCACGCATCGTTGCGGCTTTGGACAATTCATCCGCCGTTTCTGTTAATTTACCAAACAATGTGCCTATTTCTAAATGTTCTAACAAATAGTCTTCCACTTCACTGTTTTGCATTTCTTCTACTTTCATTTTCTTTCCTTTCCCCTCCGGAATAAATCCGGAGGAATCAATGGCATATAGCTCCTCATGGAACCGTTAACGTGTTTCTGTAATGTGTATCTATCCTTAACCCCGGAGGGTGTCCAGCTTTAATATCTTACCCAGTCAAACGGCAATTTATTTACTAGCAGGCAAGCCGCGCCCTCCTTTCCTACCGCAAAAAGGCAATTTCGGCAATATTTATGCTCGTTGCAGTACTTCTTGAGTATTTTCGCCGCTTTTCTTGCTTCTGAGTCTCCTGTTTTTTTCATTACGCCACCTCCCTGATCGTGATGCCATACCGTTCAAGCATCAGCTTTCTCTTGATGATGTATTCCGGATTTTTTCTTGTGCGCGGGGATTTTACGTCCTCAACAACAATCTTTCCCTCTTTGTCTGTGTAGCGGAAATCTGCTGTATATGATACGGGGCGTTCTGTAGTGCCATCCTCTCGTTTCTGGCTGCCTATAAGGATGTATCTAGCCTGTCGCTCTAATCCTGTAATTTTCCCCGCTTCTTGCATCGCCGCCAGTTCTAAATAGCGATGCATTTCTTTTTTACTGTCAAACTTTCCGGCTGTCGTAAAAATCTTTTTATTTTTAAATTTGTTCACAGGTAATTCCTCCCAAATGTTTTGATAAATTCTTCCCTCGTTCCGTTGTTCTCCTCCCAGTACTTCTGCGCCAGCTCCTTGAGGTACCTGTCTAGTGGTCCGTTGGGATTGCGATGCACTGCCTCGCCGCCGTTGGTATGGTGATTTAAACATAAATAAACTGTAAAACCATACTTTTCGGCTTGTTTTCTGTTGCTGCTGCCATATAAGACGTGATGCCTATGTAAATTTTGGGTTGTTTTGCAGAAAAAACACTCTTTTTTAGTTTGTAGTACGCTATTCATCGCTAGAATCCTCGCTTGTGAAATGATATTCCATTAAATCAGCAATCATTAGGTATTCTTTTGCGATTTTCCCACTTCGCGTTTCTTTTACCTGTTTTCTGAATGCTTCCAAATCTCCATGGAAGCATCCGCAGTTAACCATTATTTTTTTATTTTTATCTCTGTAAAAAGTTGTGCATCGGAATTCTGTCCCGAATCCCTTTACTAATGCATAATCTGCATCGCCGGAAACCTCTGCATTGCCGGACACCTTTGCATCGCCGGAAACCTCTGTATCGCCGTACACCCATGCATTGCCGAAAACCTTTGCATTGCCGTGCACCCATGCATCGCCGTAAACCCATGCATTGCCGAAAACCTTTGCATCGCCGTACACCTTTGCATTGCCGAAAACCTTTGCATTGTCGGACACCTTTGCATCGCCGTACACCTCTGCATTGCCGAAAACCTTTGCATTGTCGGACACCTTTGCATCGCCGTACACCTCTGCATTGCCGAAAACCTTTGCATTGTCGGACACCCTTACATTGTCGGACACCCTTACATTGCCGAAAACCTTTGCATCGCCGGAAACCTCTGTATCGCCGTACACCTCTGCATTGCCGAAAACCTTTGCATTGCCGTGCACCCATGCATCGCCGTAAACCCTTGCGTCGCCGGACACCCATGCGTTGCCGTAAACCCTTGCGTCGCCGGAAACCTTTGCATTGTCGGACACCTTTGCATCGCCGTACACCTCTGCATTGCCGAAAACCTTTGCATTGTCGGACACCTTTGCGTTGCCGTAAACCCTTGCGTCGCCGGAAACCCATGCATTGCCGTCTTGTGATATATTTTCCTCTTTCTCCGCGTACCCGCCTAGCTCTCCGGCTTTCACGCTCCCAAATTCAACCAGTGCTTTGATTCTAAATAACTTTTTTCCAAGCGCATTTGTGATAAATTCTGTTGTTAATTCAAATTTTTTCATTTCTCTTCTTCCTTTCTTGGCTTCCATTTTCCTAACATTTGTTCCAATTCTCTTGGTGTTAGCGTTTCAATTCCTAAGTCTTCCGCTTCCTGTATCGTGCCTTTGATTAGCTCGCTCATTTCCCGGCTGTCGTAGGTGTGCGAACCTCGCATGAGCCTGTAAAACACTACCTCTTTGCCTTTTTCTAGCCGCCGTCCTATCGCAACCGTGTGAATGTCCTCTTTTTTGTACATGATGTTGGTTGGAACATTTGTTTTTAAAACTGCTATGTCCCCTTTTATCAGCTCCGGCTGTCCGTATCTGCCTATCATCAAATTCTTGGCTTCTGCCTTGCTCGTTCCGACTTTTTCCGCTATTTTGGTGACTAGGACGTGGAAATAAGCGTTTGCCGACAAGCTCCTTTTCTTGCGGAACGGTTTAATTATTACGGACAGCTTTTCCAGCTTTTTCAGTTCATCCACGCCCTTTATAAACCGCTCCGCCTCGTTAATTTCCAGGGTAACTGTTATCTTTTTGCTAAAATAATCCACTGCTAAGTTTTTTATTTTTCCAGTTAAATCCATGCTATTTTAGTCCTAATTCCTTCATGGCTTCGGCATATTGTTGTTGTGTCGTCTGATACAACGATTTTAAACCTCTTTGACTTGCCCATTCTTTAATCTGGGCTTCCGTCATTCCTTTTTTTTGCATCAGATCGTAGAGCCGTTTCGCTTCTTTCTCTGTGATAACCTCGTTGCGTTTGTATTCGTCTGTATCCGCGTCTTTCGAGTCGTCCAGGAGAAACAAGCTATTTAACGCGTATTTCCTCGCGTAGCTTGATGCCGCTCCGGTAATTTGTGCCGCGTCCATCTTTGGTTTGCTCTCTTCTTCTCTAGCATATGCTGTAGTACAAAAACTGCTCTCGCTTTCTACATCTTTCAAAACTGCTTTCGCTCTTATGTAAAATCGGTTGCCCAACATAACGATTTCATCGCTAATGGACAGTAGTAAACCTTCTTCGTCTAACAACGGTTTTACCGCCTCGTAGATGTCCTCTAAGCTCCTATAGTTGTATTTGCCAAAGTCGCTGTACTTGCTTTTTGGTACCTTTAATTCTGCCTGAATTTTTTGCAACTTTTTGTGAATATCTCCCATCTTTCTTACCTCACAATCACGCTTTTTGAGGTCTCAATGTGCGCTCCTGCGACCTCTTTCCCGGCTTTAATCGCCTTTTTAATTGCTGCCTTGTCCGCCTGCGGCTCTGGAATCCTGATGTATTCCTCTGTCAGGCTGCCTAAGTCGTCAATGGTTACGGACTCGCTATTTCTGTAGGACACGCTGACTCTTGCCGTCTTGAGCTTTTCGCCGTCAAGAACACGGGACAGATAGTCCTTGCACCTCTGTGCGGCGTTCTCGCAACTTCTGCGGCGTTTCGCAAGCTTTTCTTCCTCCTCTTTGATTGCCTTTGCTTCTGCGGCATAATTCTTTACCGCTAGCGCGATTCCCTCCACCTTTTTGTCTCTCTCAATGTTGAGAGCCTCAAGTTTTTCGAGGTCAATAATTTCCCCTGTCTCCTCGTCTACACAATCCATAATTGCACTGTCAATCTCGTATAGTGTCATTGCTCTTCTTCCTCCTCGTATCCCTGCTCATATTCGTTGTAACTTGTCGCACCTCGTTTGATTGCTTTGTGCGCTGTTCTGCACTCATATTCTGCCTCAAGGCACTGCGTCTTTAAATATTCTTTAGCCGGGTCAAATTCTCGTTCCATTTCCTGTCCCCCATGCCTCTTTAATGGCCTTGCTCAGTTCATTGTAACCTCTGGCGTATGCCTCTATCTTTTTCATGTCGGTATTTCTTTCAACGCCCAGTCTAAATAACTCAAGCAGTCCCTGTGCCACCTCTTTGTCTTTGACAGCGATCGTGACTTCCGCCGGGATCACTCCTTTTCCTGTCACTTCGTTGTCGTATTCCTTCGCCGGAAATCCGGTTGCATTAATCATTACATCCATAACCTAGCCTCTCTTTCTTTCCTGCTATCCAATCCCCTAATGCTCCCTCGCACTGTTCCGGGGGATAATTTTTATTATCCTGTTCTAACCGCCCAACTATTTCTCCCAGTGTGGGTAGTTCTGGTACTGCTTCTTTTCGCTCTATCGCTCCCGCCGCTCTTATCATTTCTTGGAGCTTCGGTGGGTACTTGTCTATCTCCTTTTGTGCTTCTAACGCCGTTCTGTAGCTTCTGAGGAAGTTTGACTGTATGACCGTCTGGAAGTCCGCTGAATCTACTACCGCCCAGTCATGGAGTGTCTGCGGCGTTCCTACTGCCCTTTGCAACGTAGGGGACAGTTTGTCAAACTCCTCTCTGTAGCCGTAAATCCCATTACTGCACGCCTTTGCAACTGTTGCCCACGCTTCCTGCTCGCTCAGGTAGCTGCTTTCCGCTTTGAGCTTACTGGCGCACTCTAAAATATCTGCTGGTGTCGGTGGAAACTTGCCGGTTGTCATATACATCTGTGCCGCCACACTTATTGTCTGGTAGTCGTTATTCTTACCTACCAGGCGGTACCACATGTCCAACGCCTGTTCGTTGGGAACAAATCCCGGAGCCGTGTAAACGGTTTTTAGTGCGGCTATTATTTTAGAAAACTCCGAAATCGTCATACATTCCGCCTCCCTCCTGTTCTTTCTGTGCTGCCCAGTGCTGTATATCTCCGTACAGTCGGTCGTTAATGTTCTTCGTGCTGACGTTACCTGTCTTCAGCTCAAAGAATCCTAACCACTCCTTGTCCAATGACTGGTCTATGATTTTTTTCATCATTCCCAAATCTCCGCCAGACAGCTCATGTAATTTTTTGAGCAAAGCTTTCAAGGCTCTGTCTGTTCTTACTGGCTTTCTGATTTTCTTACGCATAGCAAGAAATTCCAAAAACTTGCAGTTAAGTTCTTCATCCTCGAAATACTGTTCCGGTTCTTTCTTCGCACGCACACTCTCTTTTATTCCTTTAGTACTTGATTCCTTAAGTATTTTATTATTTAAGTATTTTATTCCTTTAGTATTTAATTGCGTTGGATTTTCCTGTATAGGTTTTTCCTGTGTTGGTTTTTCCAATATAGGCTTTTCCTCTTTAGGTTCTTCCAATACAGGTTTTTCCTGTGTTGGCTTTTCGTAAATGTCGTAAACTGTACCGCTTACCTGTCCTTTTTCGTTTCTCTCACGAGTCACTTTCAAGTATCCGAACATTTTTAACTCTTCTAATGCGGCTCTTACGCCGTCTACGCCGTCTTTATTCAAATTTGCCAGTCCTTTAACTGTAAAGTCCCAGTCTTCCGGTAAACTAAGCATAAGACTCAGTAGACCTTTTGCTTTTAAAGACATACCCTTTTCTCTAAAATGATAATTCGACATAACGGTATAGTCTGTCGTTTTATTTATTCTCATTACTGCCATGTCTACCTCCTATCTTGACAAATCGCCAAGTCTTTTGTAAAATCTAGTTATGTTTTATTTGGCAAGAGCTTAATGATAAGGCTCTTCCTTTTTTACCTCGTGTTCTACGCCGTCCTTATCAGTGTAAAACACTTTGTCATACTCTACACCTTGTTGTCGTCCTAAAAGGGTGTAGAGTAGTCTAGCAACATACTCTGGTCTCGGAGGTTCATTCATTTTTTATTCACCCCCTAACTCCTTTTCAGGTACCACAACTATTTTCGCACCCAGCTCCTTAGTGATAAGTTCCAAGATTTCCACTTTTGGAGAATTTTTACCGGTTTCATATCTAACTATTGTATTAATACCAACGCCGACTTTCTCGGCTAATTCTCCTTGTGTAAGCCCTTGCGCCTTTCTTAATCTTCTTAGTTTTTCTCCTAACGTGTTCATCTTTACACCTCGAATCTCTGTTGACGGTTATATTCGTCAATTCTTAACTTTGTGTTTGTTTTCGGTTCCCAGTTGTCTACATAGTCAATAGCTTCCTCATATCGTTTACGAGGGATGTTGTTCCGACTGTTAACTTTAAACCGGTCTTGCAAATCCCTGTTACACTCCGCGAATACAACTTTGCTGATGCATGCATACGCTTCTGTGTTCTTGCCGCCTAATGCGTTTAAAACAGCTTTATTGACGTGCTGTCGCAATGTCTGTTGTTGTCCGTAGTCAATTACCATGTTGCTCTCAAGGTTTTTTATACGGTCTTCGTGGTCTCCATAGCCTGTGGCGAGTAAGCCTATCTGCTCCGCTATTGTTGCAGGCTTCTGATAACCACCTGTCTTTCTGATGGACGGAAGAACCTCTCCGGCTACCCAGTCAGTAAAGCGTTCTGCACTTTCTTTTCGGCTCTGGAAGATTACTTTGTAAAGATTAAGTTCGTTCACAAAGTTTGCATTTTGTTTTCTTCCTACACTGTCGATGACCTCACTAATAATGACCCCATCTTTATTCAGTCTGGTTTTTAACTGACTGATATTTTTAATTTCTAACGCTCCGCAAACATCTGGCAAGCAGAAATGCGGCTCGTCATTAATTATCTTGGTTCGAATTGCTCCAAACTCATTGTTTTCGAAGATTTGAATATTATTCATCTAGTCACCTTCCTAAATTACATTTACATCACCTGATGTTATCACTGTGCCGTCGTTGCAGACAGTAACCCTTCCGCGCTCAAATAAATCCGCACCAAAGAAATAAGTTACTATGTAAAGAAGTTTGCCATTGTGAAATGCAGCCACGGCTGCTCTCTCATTATCTCTGTATAGATTTCTTGTTTCCATCTGTTCATCCTCCTTTCTCATTATGATAAATCACTTTCTTATCATGATAGTTTTAGGATAAAAAAATATCTATTTTTTCCTTTCCTGTCATTTCAAGAAAATCACCTAAATTATTAGCCTCTTCAATGTCGAATATTGTCGCGCCGCGCATTTTTTTTGTAAATGTCTGCGGGCTAACATGAATTGCGGCAGCACATCCTTTATAAGTCTGCCCTTTTTCCGCAATCATTCCTCTTAACTTGGAAAGATTCATCTTGCGCCTCCTTTCGGTTTTCGGTGCTTTGTTTTTCCTTACATGATAGATTATATATCATATTATGAAAGTTGTCAAGCATATTGTGAAAGTTTTTTTTGTTTTTGTATTGATTTTCTTTCATAATATGATAGTATATATATGAAAGGAGGTGAATTAAGAAATGAGCGATTTTACAACAAAGGTTGGAAATAACATTAGGTTTTACAGGGAAAAGAAAAGAATGACGCTCAGGGAACTTGGTGGGAAAATAGGAATAACCGAGGCTACTGTGCAGAAGTATGAAGCTGGAAGTATCAAGCGTGTAGATGCCGAAATGATTAAAAAAATTGCTGACGCTTTAAGCATTGCCCCAGCAACGCTTACGGGTTGGGACGAGGAAGACAAGGGCGAAACTGAAAACTCTGCCATTTTGAAAGCAACGCAAGAAGCCAACCTTTTGAAAAGATACGGTCAACTTAATGAGGAAAACAAGTTGACCGTCAGCAAATTAATAGATTTTTTAGCTTCGACTCAGGAGTAAAACAGTACTTTGACGTAAACTAAAATCTTTATTAATTTTAATTTAGGGAGAGGTTCTAAGAGAGTAAAAATTTCTTTTAGAATCTCTTCTTTTTTTCTTTCTTCCATAGTATCCCTCCCTCTATATTATAGAACATTAGTTCTCTATTATCAAGTATTTTCTGTTTTTGTTTAATTATATGATATAAAATTTACATTTATGCTTGCTAAAATCATAAATATCCTGTATAATTTTACCCAAATTATTAATATAATAAATAAAAAAGGAGCAGAAAATATGAGCAAAGAAAAAACTAAAGTTTGCAAGCATTGCAAAGAAGAAATTGACGCAAAAGCTAAAGTGTGTCCTCATTGCCGGAAGAAACAGGGCGGCAAGTTGAAATGGGTAATTATCATCATCATTGTTCTGGCTGTTTTAGGTATGGCAATGGGTGGTGGTGACGATGACAGTTCTTCCACTGATTCTTCAAAGAGTACCACCGCAACAACAGCGGCCAAGAAAGAAACTGCTAAAAAGGAAGAAGCAAAAGAGAAAGACAGCGTAAAAGTTGGTGAATCTTTTGAGAATGACGGTTTAAAAGTAACTGCTAAAAAGGCTGAATTTGGATATGATGGTGGAGAGTATTTTACTGCAAAAGACGGATATGAATATGTAGCTGTAGACTTTACTTGTGAAAATATTGCAGAAAAAGGTGACAAGTATGTATCTGTATCCGATTGCGAATGCTATGCAGATAATTCAGCTTGCGAGCAGCAATACATAGGAAACAGTGATTTTGTTAACACCAATTTGTCTCCGGGCAAGAACGTAAGCTTTACAGCATATTATGAAGTGCCAAAAGACGCAAAGAAAGTGATTTTAGAATATAGTGCTTCGTTCTGGACAGACAAGAAGATAACTATTAATTTAAAATAATTAGTCCACTAACAGGACAACTAACAAGAGGGAAGAATCAGTTCTTCCCTCTTTTCTTTTTTCCTCAAAATAATAAAAAAGCACCTGCCGAAACAAGTGCTTTGCCTTCCAGAATGGAACTATTAATGTTTTTAAGGTACAAAACTAAGCTAACATTTACATCCCAAAATGGAGCTATTAAAAACCTTATCTATATCCTACTCCCCTTTACCGTATTTGTCAATGAGTTCTTTTACCGCGTCTATATTTTCTTGTATAGTATTATATTCAGAATTACGATGTCCCCCAAATGCATGATAATCATGGTAATAATATCCAATACTAATATATCCGTTTGGCATTTTTATCCTAAACTCATTATTTGACTTAAAAACCATGTCTTTAGGCAAAGTGGCTAAGAATCTGTCTAATTTTCTTCTTTTATTAAATTTTAATTCTTGCATATTACTCTCCTCTGCCCTCGTAACCTCCGGGGCGGGAATTTAATTACTGAACCTCTATATTAACGATATTAACAAGTGTGCAATCTGCACTTTCTTCCTCCGAATTGTACTCGCTTTCAATTTCAAAAGAAATTGCAAAATGGTCGTCAGAATCAGGAACTTTATAAAAGATATTTTTATCCTTTAAAACATCATCCCACGCGCCCTCATCGTTTATCCAGTCCAGTTCAGAAGGGCACCCGAACTCTGTCATAATTTCGTCTAATTCATAAAATGATACTATATTTCCTACTAATTCTTTTCTTAAAATTCCTAACATGATAATTTCTCCTCGTCTTTCTTTCTCCGGCGGAATTCGCCGCCGGGCGGTAATAATATTTACATCTCCTTACAGTGGCAGGTTACCCAGCAATTTTGTTGTCCGCAAGGTAATCTGTCATGTGGAAAATCCCCTCTATTTTCCGGGCAATTTTCACAATTATATTCATTTTTATAATCGTACATAAACTCTATGTACTTGTTTCTTTCTTCTGCTGTCATATTTTCCTTCTTTCTCCGGCGG